ATTAAATATAATATAAGACAATGGCAGAAACATTAATATCTCCAGGTGTATTAGCAAGAGAAAACGATTCATCCTTTATTGGGTCAGCTCCAATTTCATTTGGAGCGGCTATAATTGGACCAGCAATTCAAGGTCCAGTTGGTATCCCAACAGCGGTATCTTCATTCTCGCAATACGAAGCTATATTCGGAGGGTCAGTAGAAAGTGGCTCACGATATTACTCATACCTAAACTCAGCAGCAGCATCCAACTATTTCCAACAAGGTGGTGAATCATTACTAGTCGTAAGAGTAGTTAGTGGATCAGCAGGATGGTCAGAAGCTTCGTCTTCAATAGAAAATTCAAATACAACACCAGGTGTATTAAATACAAACATACAGGCAGTTGGATCAGTTTCTCAACAAACTGTTGCTGGTACGTTTACAGGAGCTATTTCAGCAGGACAAATTGCTGTTAATACAGGAGGCGGAACAGGAGCAACTTTTAATATAGTAATAGGATCAGGTGTAGTAACAAGTTTAATCTTTACTGGAGGTGCAGGATATGCAGCAGGTGAGATTTTAACAGTAGATAAAGCAGTAACTGGTGGTTCTCAAGATCTTAAAGTTACTCTTAAAACTTCTGATATAGAAGGAAATGCAGCATTTAAATTATCAACAATCTCAGAAGGTTCAGTTATGAATAACTACCAAGCAGGTGTTGATGGAGCAAATGGTACTAGAAATAATGTAAGATGGGAAGTTACAGGTGCTAATACAGGATCTGGACAATTTTCATTATCAATTAGACGTGGTAATGATACAAATACTCAAAAAGCAGTATTAGAACAATATAACAATTTATCAATGGACCCAACAGCTGCAAATTATGTAGCAAAAGTTATTGGTAATACTTATTACTCAGTAGAACAAGATGGTGTTGATTATTATGTAAAATCAAATGGTGAATATCCAAACAGCAGTGCTTATGTTTATGTAAGTTCAGTTGATTCTCCAACACCACAATACTTTGATAATAATGGAGCAGCTAAATCAGCATTCTTCTCAAGTATACCAGTATTAGGATCAGGTTCATTCCAAGGTGGAAATGGTACAAACATTAACAGTGACAATTCACCCGTTAAATTTAATGAAAATATCACGAATACTAACATTCAAGGGTTAGTTGCAGCAGAATATACACAATCATTAAATCTATTATCAAACACCGATGCTTACAGCTTTAATGTACTATCAGCTCCTGGATTAATTAATTCATTATCTGATCACTCTTCAGTAGTATCTCAAATGGTAGCATTAGCTCAATCAAGAACTGATTGTATAGCAGTAGTTGATTTAGTGCCTTATAACAGTACAGTAAATACTGTAGTAACACAAGCGTCAGCATTTGATAGTTCATATGCAGCTACATATTGGCCTTGGCTACAATCAATTGATGCAAATGCACAATATGTTTGGTCGCCACCTTCTGTGTTTATACCAGGTGTATACGCATTCACAGATGCTTCTTCAGACCCATGGTTCGCACCAGCAGGTTTAATTAGAGGCGCGCTAGGTAACGTAGTTAAAGCAGAAAGAAAATTAACATCAGGTAACAGAGATAATTTATATGAAGCAAATGTTAACCCAATTGCAACATTCCCAGGAAGTGGAGTTGTAGTATTTGGACAGAAAACATTACAGAAAAGAGCAAGTGCTTTAGATAGAGTAAATGTTAGAAGATTATTAATAGCATTAAAATCCTACATAGTACAAGTATCAGATAACTTAGTATTTGAACAAAATTCAATAAGCACAAGAAATAATTTCTTAGCACAAGTTAACCCATACTTAGAATCAGTACAACAAAGACAAGGATTATACGCGTTTAAAGTTGTAATGGATGCTACAAATAACACAGCAGATGTAATCGATAGAAACGAGCTAGTAGGCCAAATTTACCTACAACCAACTAAAACAGCAGAATTTATATTACTAGATTTCAATGTTTTACCAACTGGAGCAACATTTCCATCATAAAAATTAAAAAACAGAATATTTATAATAAAATAAATAAAATAATAAAATGGCAGTATTAGACCCAAACGAAATATTTTTCACAGCTTTTGAGCCAAAACAAAAGAATAGATTTATTCTTTATGTAGATGGAATCCCATCTTACCAGATTAAGGGTATGGGAGCTGTAACACTAACACAAGGTACAGTAGCTTTAAATCATATCAATGTTCAAAGATTTGTAAAAGGTAAATCAACATGGAATCCAATTTCAATGACGTTATTTGATCCAATTACACCTTCAGGAGCTCAAGCAGTAATGGAGTGGGTAAGATTACACCACGAATCAGTAACAGGTAGAGATGGATATAGTGATTTCTATAAAAAAGATCTAACATTAAACGTACTAGGACCAGTAGGTGATATAGTATCTGAATGGATCGTTAAAGGAGCATTAATTACTTCAGCAGATTTCGGAGATTTCAATTGGGATACTGAAAACGCTGCTCAAGAAATATCTATAGAAGTACAACCAGATTATTGTATTTTAAATTTCTAAAAAAAATCACATATTTTTGTAAAATAGGTTGGCTTCGGTCAACCTTTTTTGTATATTGCATATGTATTAACGAACAAACGTTTTAATTAAATAAAGATTATATGAGTGATTTTAAATTCCCCACGGAAGAAGTAGATTTACCCTCTAAAGGGTTAATTTACGCAAAAGACAAT